GGATCAATATTCATTTGACCAAAAGGAACAATAGTTGTAGTTGGACTACCATCTCTCATGGTTCTAATTTGAACTGTAACTGGAACAGTATCATCCTTTGTCTTGAAGAATAAATCTCCTCCAGTTATAAACACACCATCTGCATTTTCAGACTCAACCAAGAATGATTGTGCAAGTGGATCATACCATCCACCAGCGTTAGTTTCAGTTCTAGTAACTTCTCTAGTAGAAGTCTCTTGAACGACTCTGGTTACCGGTTGATCAGTACCAATTTGCTGCCTTTCAACTTCAGCAGTCTTAATTGAAAGAACTTGCTCTTCTACGTTCTGGGCATATCCAGTTGCATTATATGTGGTTTCTGCAGAACTTTCTCCAGGATCAAGATCTGCTTTATTGACTTTACTTGTAGTAATACGAATAGTATTCAGACCAGTAGTAAATTTTGGATTAGAAGAAACCTTTGGATCTGGAATATGAAGAGTAAAGATTAAGTCTCCCTTTTCGTCACTAAGTAATGGGAAATCCTGCACAACCGCTTCAGCAGATCCTGTTGTGTTGACAAGAACCATTCCCTTCTCTACGTATCCAAGGTGGTCTGGTCTAGTTTGTGATGCTAAACCTGCAGTATCAATATTCAAAGTAGTTGAAGTGCTAGTATAAGATGAAGGGAATCCTTGTGCTGTTACTTCTGCATCATTGAAAGGTCCTGTTTTGTGGTCTGGAGTTGCTAAGCGTATTTTAATTATTGGTTTATTTGGTCCGTCACTTTCTTGTGTTACAGTATCAACAATATCACCAGTTGCAAATGAACCCCTTGTCATCTCGATTGGCAGATATTTAGGAGTTGAATATTGTGTCATGTCAACATTTTCCATGAAGACATAATATCTTGTATTTGGTTTGAGTCTCTGACCAATTACTTCAATATTTCTGGTGCGGCAATTATGAAGAACATCAGTTCCTACAACTCTTTCACCAAGACTTACAGTCTCTTCACCAGGAGTTAGTTCAAAACCAAATGTTTGCTCGATACCAGTCTCTTCAATGGTTGCAAGTCTTGTTTGCTCAATTTGTCTAGTTGTTTGACTAACTTGACGGATGCCAGCGCCACTACTTTCAGTCCAAGCTGATGTACTTGTAGATAACGTTTCTTCTCTAACAGTTTCTTCTTTAAGAACGTCTCTTCCAGTCCAAGTCTGTTCAGCAGAATTCCAATAACTCGCTGCCATTCCACCATTTTCACGATCTTCAACGCCAAGGAGAGATGCCATTCCATCAAACACAGCATCGATTTTAACAACATCTGGAGTTGGAAGAATAACTTCCTCAATCCAGAAATCAGTAGCTGGATTTAATTCAATTGAACCAGCATAAAGTGCAATATGGAATGGATTAAGGTTTTCAACTCTTGTAGCAAGTGGTTGATCAACAAATGCAACCTCAGTAAAGTTAAGAGTCAAACCTTGACCATTTCTAGTAATATTCGCATCAGCAAAATCTTCTGCCCAACGATAATCAGCATTTACAGGATCTGCTATTGTAGACTTAGTTTCAAACTGGAGAGCGACGTTTCTTTCTGTGGATCTTGGACGACATTCTCCTTTTGCCATATCAATGTCAAAGAAAGAATCACCAGTTAAATTGTGAGATGCATGATTTCTAAAATTATCTACAAAGAAACCAGACTTGAATTTATCCAATCCAGTATTTGGGTCTTTAACGGATAGATTTTTAGTATCAGTTTCAAGTAATGAAAGGGTGGTATAATTTTCAAGATTTTTAATTCTATTTTCAAGACTACCAATATCCCTCATGGTGAATCTCTTATGAGGAATCATTCTAAGGTTGCAATCAAAAGTTGCATTAAAGACATATGGTCTCATGTCAATAATACCAACTTCAAATGCTTCGCTATTCTGTAATGGTGCTTTTGGATATTCTGCTGGTTCACCTTTTTTGACTTCAAATATACCATCTTTGGTAAGATATAGTCTGTCAATTCTACCAAGATAATAAGAATAATCTAATATTACTGTTTTATTGGATACTGCAGTTTCTGAAGATGAATCAGTAAAAATTCTTCTTTCACGAGAGAATGGAGATAGAGTGGAATTTAAATCTACACTCTTAACTCTTGGTCTTAAATCAAGATAGTCAGATGCTAATCTATCAATAACAAATGGAATTTCAGTTCCATAATCAAGAGAATCGTAGCTGTTTACTGATTCTATAGTTCCAGAAGATTCATCTGTTGCAAAATAATCATAAATAATTTTCAATCTTCTTGTTGGTTCTAAAGTTTCTGGTTTTCTAATAAGTCTTGCAATATCAACATATTCTTCTCGTTGTCCATTATCTAAAGTAAAATTACTAGTAATTTCATTATCACCAATAGTAAGATTACTAATTGTAGCAACTATTCCAGAGGTCTTTAATGTAAATGATTCATTAAGTGTAAATTTACGATCATTTTCATAAACAAACTCTAATTTAGTTCCACTGGAAATAGTAACAACGCGAGCAACTGCTCCTGAATTTGCTCCAATAAACTGCTCACCAATTATCACATTATTGGTAAATGTGCTTGTTTGTGAGGATACAGTTACGGAAGGAATATCTGCATCTGTATTATCATTAGATTCAAATACACCTAAAACACGATATGCTTCTGGAAATTCTAATGCAATTTCATCATCTTGAACTCTTCTTCCATAAACACTACTAAATGTGAGACCATCATTAAATGTAGTAGTTCCAATACCTGCGCCAACATTCTTAGAATTATTTACAACTAAAGTCTTACATCTGCTGATAGTTTTTGACTTAGATTTTAATTTGGATCTCTTACAAGTAGCAGTAAGAGTGGCATTTCCTGTTTGTGAAAGATTTCTAATTTGAATTTCTTTTAAGTTATCACTAACAGTAACCTGCGTAGATGTTAAAATTTCTTTGTTGCCAGTTGCCCAAGTCAACACATAATTTGAAGTTGTAAATGGTTCAAAGAATAGATCATCATCACCAAGATCACTAATTGGGAATGTAAAGGTTGACCCAGATACATTTTTAGTAATCTGCTTCTTAACAATATAACTACTATCAAGTAAGTTTATATTGGAAACAAAGGAATTTTGAAGTTTAACTCTCTTTCCAGTTTCAGATGCATTTTCTAATACTGGTGTTATAATTTTAACATTAGAGAATGATCCATTAGCAATTGCACCAGAATATACATCAGAAATACTAGGAAGTGTTTCTGCAGTGAAATTTGTTCCTCCAGTTCCGATAGAATGTACTCTATTAATAGAAGGATCGCTCAGTCCGGCGCTATTATATGAGATAATATCTCCAACTTTAACTTTTGTTCTAAAATCAGAAACACCAGGACTGGTTACAAGTTTTCTAGATGCATTTCCACTATTTGCAAATGTAAATTGAGTATCACCAGTGAATACACCTTTCTCTCCAACTAAAGATGTATCTGCAGAGAAGGTAGTAGTTCCTGATCCAATTCTATCAACAGACTTTACATCAGAAATATCATAGTCTCTAATTGCAGTAATATTTCTACCAACATCAATTCCTTGAATTACAAGTGGTTCATTTAATTGAAATTGTCCCTTAACATCTCTAAGTTTAATAGTTGTGGAATTTGCCAGAGCATTTACAGTTAATCCGCTAGCACCACTATACTTTCCTTTTACATGAGCAGTATCAACTGTTGTAACTCCAGCACCAACTGTTAGATCTGTATGTAAATCGATATCAAATAATCTCAGACTATATCTTGTTGTTCCAAAACCAGATGTGACTTCTTGCTGGATATCATATGCTTTTGCGTTTCCTATAGTGGATCCAATTGCAACTCCAGAAGAGTTTTGTCTTTGATCTCTTAATGCAAGTTCATTTGCTGCAGTTTTAATATCAATATTTGGTGATCCAAATAGATTCTCAATCCGTAAGACATTTCCAATTCTTATTGGAAGACTGATATTTTCCTTTGATCTTGTAGTTCTGGGTTTTGGTACATCAATGGATGAAGTTGAAATTTTATCAATTTCATACCCCCTTACATATGCTTTACCTGGTGATATTTGAAGACTGTAAAGATCGTCTGATGGTGTATTTCCATTTTGAGTAGTTTGAGAAGCAAAATAAACACCATTATTGGAAAGTCTATCATTTAGAGTTTCTCTGATGTCTATGGCAAATGGTCTTATATAATAGTCACCGGACTCATCGTAGGTTCTTCTTGCAAGTTCATCCTTAAAGATATTATAATCGGTCTTCTGAACCATCTTACGAATTTCACCATTTTCAACACGAAGAAGTTCGATAAAACTGAGGTCATCAGTATCATTAATTGATTTCTTAGTTAAAGAAACACTGATTTTAAATCTATCTGCACCAGGTGCTGATTCATTTGAAAATCCTTGAGCGTTATCAAATAAATCTGGATTCAGAGTAGAAGCAGATACAATATCTTCGTTAATTTGAAGTCCTACTTTATAACTTGGTGAATTTGAATACTGATCTAAAACAACTGTAGACTGTGGTGCTTTAATAAAATAACCTCTAACAAAAAATACTCCCTCTGTTAAAGAAGCAGATGAACCAATTTTAGTTGCCTCTGATACAATTGCTCTGGCAAATTGACTATTTGCAGAAATTGATGTATTAGAATAATTAATAGTTCCGAGAGTAATTAAATTCTCACCGTCCTCAAATGTTTTTGTTACTCCATCAGTGCCAGAAGAATTATATTTGATGTAAAGGGTATCAAATCCATCATCTGACTGTGTACTGGTCAGTCTATTTACAACTGTTGCTTTTACACCTGAAGTTTCGCCTTGAATTTCAATATTTCCGTCAACTAATTGCTTTGTATAAGAAGAAACAGGAATACCAAGAAAAGTGGGGTCAATTCTAAGAGCATAATATCTGTTGTCATAGAAAATTCCACCAGGTATGACTACTGCACCTTCTTTAAAGAAATGCTGTCCAAATTTTTCAATTTGATTTTGTAAAATCGATTGAAGTGTAGTTAATTCCCTAGATTGAATAGGATATCCAGGTTTAAACAAGACCTTACTATAGTTCTTGTCCTCATCAAAATCATCAAAGTATGGAGAGACATTTAAATTAGTATTCTGGGTCATGTTTTTAGAACTCTACTACGATTTTTACTTCTTCTTTTTGTGATTCAGACCTTGTAATAGGGGGTCTATTATCAACATAAATGATTTCTCCAGAATATTTTTCTATATCTGGATTTGCAAATCCACTATTAAATGTTTGTCCTAGTGCAATAGATTTGCCACCAATTGTTATTGTATTTGTATTATCAAACAATGCGTCTGGAATCATAGCAGTGGCATCAACTCCACCCAAACTGGAACTACCATCACCACCTGGAGAAATACAATTAACGGTGCCTATTCCTGAGAATTTCACAAGATCAAATCCAGATATTGAAAATGTACTAAGACCAACTGGTTGATAATATCTCAATACTCCGGTATTTGAATCATAAGAAGCAACATAACCAACTGCTGTAACTCCAGCACCAACATTTTGACTTATTTGATCATTTACTGGATATATGGTTCCAGATGTATTTAGACCAGCAGTCGCTGGTTTTAATTTTATTGCATTCAGACTGGTTGCTGTGGAAGTATTTACTAATTGTACCTTATCCCCAAAAACTGTAGGATTTTTTATAATGCCAACCCTAGAAAAGTTATTTCCAATCACATAATCAGCATCAGCATCATACTTAGAGTAAACCATAACTCTATATGCACCCATCTCACGATAAATGTCATTACCATGACCATTTTTGGGTGGGATTACAACCTCAAGTTTTCCACCACTGCCACTAAGTAAAGAACTTTCAGAATCAAAATTGATAAAGGCTCTAGTGTATTTACTACCACCATTAGAAACCTGAATAGATTCAATTTCTCCAGATTGAATATTTACTGTTGCTGTTCCTCCTGTGCCATCACCAAGAATCTTTACTCCTGTAATTGAATCACTATCCCCATTACTAGTAGAATAACCACTACCCCTATTGGTTATAACAATAGTTTCAATATGACCTTCAGTAGCATTATTTTTTACATCTTCTGTGTCTGGATCACCCCAATTTGAAGGAACTGGTATAAACTGTTCTGTAGTGAATTTAATAATTTCAGATGGTTTAATACTATACATGTATTTCCATGAATAACCGTCTGAAGCATATTCTCTAGGATTTACATCTTCTCCTGTTGGTTCATTAACTGATTTTTGCCCATTAGGAAAATCTGGATTTGCTCCATTATTGATGCAAAGATACACTTTAAATTCAGAGTTCATTGCATAGAATCTAGAATCATATAAAGTTTTTGAATTAGTTTGAGGGGCACCATTGTTAATATCATAATTATTCCTATACATATCATAAACAACACCAGAAGTCCAATTGATTCTTGGTATAACTCTTGCAACATCTTGAGATGTAACCTTTTTCAAGAAAAGCATACTATCAAAGTAAAGATTTTCTTGTTGGAATGAATCTTTTGGTTCTGGCGGATTGCTTGACCAGTTAGAAACACCATAATTTTCAACGGCATCAAATGATGGATTGGGATGCGCTAAGAATGTATAGTAGTTATTTGTGGTCGTGCCAATACCAGTGAGACTTTTTGTAAAAGTCTCTGCATTCAATATTCTAAATTGGTCAGTAATTATGGCAGGCATGTCTGTCTGATTTTTTGATTATTTATACTATTAAATGACAGGTTTTAATCGCCTTAGTCTAGAAACATGTGGGTTGGTTTCTATACCCACTGCGCCATTGCCATTGGAGAATGCAAATTGTTTTGCATCTGATCTAGATGATATGTCAATTACACCCCAACTAAACGTACCATGGCGCTGTATAGTTGTTGAAAGACCTGCTGTATTAATTCCCGAAAGGGAAATAACATTTGCTGATACTCTGACTACAGATCCACCTACAGATACAACAGAACTTGCATGATATACATTATCTAAGAATGTAGATCCGGTAGAAACAGGAGTCGCTCGGTTGTCATCAATAATGGAAGTTGTACCACCTCCAATATATGTGTTCCTAATAACAAAGTAGTCTCCAGTTGATATTCCTGGATTATTTACTTTATTGTCACCCCCACCCAATTTGTAAATGGTTGAGTCGGGACGGAAATCAAATTGAATCATTGGTGATGTTGTATTAATACCAGAAGCATTAGTATGAATCTGAATAACATCACCAAAATCACCGTCATAAGTTACTTTTTCAACTACTTCAACTATTGGACCGGTAGTTCCAACTCCAACAATACGAATATCATTATTTGTTTGGGCTAAGTTATCAATTTCGTTAAATGACCAAGCGTCTTCAACATATGCCTTGGAAGAACTAATTGAAATAGGTGCAAGAATATTTGTAGATGGGATAAACTGTGATTCAATTTCAACTCTATTTTTTGGAATATTGACATTATTGATAATTGTATCTGATGTTTGTTTAGTCCAAGCAATAGGTCTCTTAAAGTCTGCGTCGGTATTAATTCCAACACCACTATAAGTTTGAGTCTCAATAGTATCAGATGCAATCAACTCATATACAACTCTAGGATCTTGTGATAATTCTGGTGACTGTTCTTGTAATCTTACACTGTCTCCAGGTTTAATTGTAGGTTGAACATCAACAGTAATAAAATCTTCATCAGAACCAGTATAGAAGTAAATTTTAAACTTAGATCCTGCTTTTGGTGCTTCTTTAAATGTTATTCTAGTACCACCTTTAAACTCATAGTCAATTCCTGGTTTTTGGATAACATCATTTATGAATAAGAAAAGATTATTTTGAAGAATGATACCCTGCCCTTCTTGTGCAACAATACTATAGTATTCTTTATCGGTAACAGTTCTAGTAATCAGGAAAGATTTTCTAAATCCATTAAACAGATTACTAAAATCATCAAGTTCAATAAGTTGACCAAATGTCCATCCTGCAAATTTATCTTGACTCCTACTTTTAATAACAATACTAAAGGTGGAACCAACACCAACTGTTGCAAATGGGAGCGTTGGCATTTTTAAAACATCACCAACTTCATATTTACGTCCAGGATCAGTCAAATCAAATCCAATAACACTACCACCGGTTCCAACTACAACGTCCATTTTAGCGCCAGTGCCAATACCACCAACAAGAGGTATATTTTTATATGGTGATGGTGCATCTATTGTAACAATTGGTGGACTTGTAGTAGAGAATCCAGAACCTCCATTTGTTATTGTAAGTGAAACAATAGTTCCACCAGCACCCACTGTCGCTGTTGCAGCAGCGCCAGTACCACCTCCAACTGTGTCTGCAATAGAAACTCTAGGAGCGGTCAGGTAACCTCCTCCCATTGAGCGAATCCCAGTACTGCCTATACCCACGGTGAGAGATTGAACAGTTCCTGCAGTACTAACTACGACAGATGCAACTGCTCTTCTTGGTACAGCAATCCCAGAACCAGGATTAGCAACAAACTCATTAATTCTTCCTCCTCTAGGAAGATCTGCGTTATCAACTTCACCAGTAAAATCAATAGTTTGTCCAGTACCAACCATTCTGTAATCAGATTGTTGAATACTTCCAACATCTCCATAGAATGGTCTTTGGAAAATGTTATTAACTAATACAACACCAAAAGTACTAGTAATGCCGGAGATTTGCACATTATTAGATTTTAAATCAAATTTATCTGTTTCACCATCAAACTTTTCAGAAACATCATCCATAATGACATTACTGTCATAGTTTAATCTATAATATGCCCTACCTGAGAATATTGATCTAGTAGTAAGAGTGCCAATCCCTGTTGGTCCATATGGTGCATCGGTGAAATATATCTTTCCATGACGGATTGTATAATCACCGGAGAGAACTGTAGTAGCAGCACCAACAGTGTGTGCAGCAGCAACTGTACCCATTGATCCACGAATGACATTAAGAACATTTGTAGATCCAATACCAACAAGACCAACTTTCAATATTTCTTTGTCAATTTTTATCAAAGAACTACCAGAAATTGCAGATATATCATTCAGGAATATATTAGTTGATCCAATTCCAACACCGGATGTCAATTGTACACTGATATCTTTTCTTGCTAATGGACTCTGTATGATATTATCAATTGTAATAAGAGATCTTGTTGTCGCAAGTTCAGGTTCAACTGCTAAACTATGAGTACTTCCAATTCCAGTAATTGTAGTGAAACTTACTGCTGTTCCTGCAGCTGCTTCACTTACACCAATTGCAACTTGGAATGTATCCTTAGTTATGTTAGTTGCAAATAATTTAGATGGTAAAATGTTTGTTGCTGCTACTCCAGTTCCAGGAGAACTTGCAGTTACTATTCCAATAGAAGATCCAGTATATTGTGAATCATCTGTTGGGGAATATACTAATTCTTCACCTTTGTTAAAATTATGATTTGGAATTGTAATAATTGAATCTACAGTAGATGATGGATTGAAAGTATGATAGAAAGCAGTTTCTCCATCAGTAAATAATGAGAATGTTGTGAGTCCTACAATCTGACCATTTGTATCTGAAGTTTGTCCAGTAAACTGAGGACTAATATCATCAAACATTAGAACTTTATTTGTTCTAGACTCATTATAATCTGTGATTATTTTAGAGTCAAAGATGATAAGGTTAGAAACGTCTTCAAAATCCGTATCTTCAGATGCCAGATCATAGAAAAGTCTAGTATGAACTGATGCTTTACTATTAACTTCAAGACTAAAATCTATGACAGTTTCAGTTGATGCCATTGAAACCGTAGTTCCAACTCCATTAATAATCTCTAGATCTGCAAAATTCTTGTAACCCGAAGTATGATTTAGACTATTGATTGATTCTTTCCAAGTATCATAAGGGACTTGACCTCTTATAGTGTAAGAGAATCTTTGATAATAATCACTATCATGAATTCTTTGTGAACTAACACTTAATTTACCAACATCATCTCTCCAAGTACTCACCTTCTCTACAGTGCTACCGACATTAAGATCAAAATCAAAATCAAATACTTCTTGTACAGTTGCCTTTAAATTACCAATTTTTCCAGAAATAACATCACCTGCTTCAAATTTACCTTTGTGGTCTTTTAGTTTTAAAGTTTTGGATTCTGAATCCCATCCATTTTCTGCAACAATTGCCGAATTATTGCCAACAACAACTTCTTCACCGTCAAGGAATATTACATCTTTGAAGGAAGGTTCAAATGTTGCTAAATCGGATGCTTTAATAACTCTACCAAAGGTATTAGTATTATCAAAAGCACCACCGGTTTCACCTATTCCAGCAATACTATATGATACTGATTCACTGCCACCAACTGTATTAATTCCGGTTACGGTAAAATGTTTATAATTATAATCACTTGAATTATAACCATCTGCAGTATTTGTAATTTTTACATTTTCAACAAATATTTCATCACCTATTTCAAATGGAAACTCAGTAAATCCAGTTAATGGTGCTCTAAGTGATAATGTATTAATCTTGAATGCTGAAGTGGCCCCGATGACAGTAACACCATTAGAATTAATTGTTGGAATAATTTGTAAATTTTCTGTTAAATTACTATCAGTTTGTAATACTTCTACCTCTGATACAGCATTTCCTTGAAGTTTTGCTTCCATAATAATAGAAGATTTACCAATTGCAACAAGAATTGGTTCTGTAGTATAATTATTTCCACCTGTTGTTACTCCAACAGTATCAAGAATTTTAGTATTCTTAATTTTTAATATTAAATTGGATTCAGATTTAGGTCTAAGAGTTTTGTCAATTGGGAACTCTATTCCTTGATTCTTAAATTGTATATCAACAATTCTACCAATATCTTCAGATTCAATATTTAAAACTGCATCTGTCCCAGATGTAGTTCCAATAGAAGTTATAACTGGTATTTTTTTAAACTGTTTTCCAGGATTAACCAATTTAACGGAATAAATTCCACCAGATTCGGATTTGGAATTGGTTGAATAAATTGCACTACTGAAACCGACAGAAGTGTAAGAGTTAGTCTCAGCAACACCAGAGAGTGTAAAGGCAAATGTAGTTGATCCAATACCAGAGATTGTATGCTTTTTATTGTATTTGGAATCTAATACAACTAATTCTGAATGGAAATCAACTTCATTATCAGCAACTGTTGGGTATGTATTTGGGAAATTGGTATCTTCACCTTCTACTCTGTAATACAAATTGGTTGGAAAATTATCAGATACAAAAATTGTTACTTCATCATCAGTTTTTGTAATATCTTTGGATTTAAATCTTGATTTGAATTTATTATCATTATAGAATTCAATGTTATAATCATCAAGACTTGAGTCTGTAGTGTCTATTTTTACTGTATTACCTTTATAGATTTCAAGTTTTGGATTTATTTTATCCAAAAATACATTGGCAGAAACACTAGATGATCCCCAAACTACAAATGAAACTGGGTTAGTTGTAGTATCATACTTATGATTTGTTAATCGAACATGATCATTATCAACTTTAATTGCATAGAAAATTGTATTATTTGATATAACAGCATTGCTTGAATTTCTTAATCCATTACCAGACTGTTTGAAATAAACTACAGGGTCTCCTGTATTCAAATCATGATTTGTAATTTTCAAACAACCACGTAAAGCACTAGTTGCCGATGTTATAACATCAGACACTGGTTGACGTTGTGTCGTCAATCTTCTAAGAACATTGTTGAATCTAAACTGATATGGTGTATCTCTTTGTGGATTTACTTTAAACTCAACCTCATCACCGACTTGAAGTGTGTGATCTTCTAATAAAGTAACATTGGCAGTTACTTTTTTGGCACTACCAACAATATCTTCTTTAATGACTTCAAAGGAGTGATTAATTCCTTGAGCAACTGTAAAATAAACATATGCAGTAGTAAATCCTACTTGTTGCGTAGAGATGCCAATGAAATCACTATTTAATTTGACACAATATAATTTGTCAAATGCGTCTAAATTAAATGTGCTAGTTGTTGCTATACTTACCTTACCAGTTATTGTGCCACCATTAGATTCATACTTAAGTTCATCACCTGTGTTAAATTTATGATTTGGAAGATATATTCCTCTAGGTGGAATTGATTTTTTAATTTGTACGCCACCAGAAGTACCAACTACTTTTGAAGTGTATGTGGTTCCAATTCCAACTGCTGCAGTAGCATCAAAGTTTTGCTCATAACCAAAATTATAGTTTTCTTCTTCTAAATCAGTTATTTTAAACGAAAACTCTTTAGGATCACTAATTACTACTGCGTCTGCACCATGAGCAATGCCTGAAGTTGAATTAAATTCTCTAGTAATTTTATAACGATTATTTACATTATCAATTGAAGTAATTACTATTCTTTCATTTCCAATTGCAAATACATCCCCTACCGTAATTTTTCCAGTACGAGTTGATTCTGACAATGTAATAAACGTAGAGATGCCTGTTGCTGCAGTATTACCAATTGCGACAGAAAGTGTTGTACCTACAGTAGTAATTCCAATTTTTTGTAAACCCTCTAAATTTCTAAAAGTTTTTGCTTTAAAATTAGAACCACTTGCTATTGGAGTTTTTTGTAGTCTTACTCCTGAAATCTCAACAATGTCATTGTTTGACAATCCGTGTGGAACAGTACAAATTCCAACTACAGTATCTTCAACTATTGAAAATTTAATGTTATTGAGAACTGATTCTGTAGTTTCAATAGACTTAATTGCTTTACCATAAACTTGTCTAACTTCAGCATCAATTGAATCTTCATTGAAATCAATTTGTTCACCAACTTTGTAATTAATTCCGGGTTCATTTACAGTTATAGAGTCAACTCTTCCTGGAAAACCAGTGGAAACTCTAATTAATGGATGCGAATCTATAGCGTCTGATAAGAAAGGATAATCTCTATTATCATCATTTACACCTAAGTGAGAAACATTTCTCTTGTAAAGACCGCTATTTAAGATATTATTGGATTGGTTATTAATTACAGTATAGTTAAAAGAATCAGTAGCATTATGATGCTTGATTGTTATGTATGGATACTCTGGTTGTCCACTTGAATCTAAAGTTGCAAAATATGCGTAAGTTCCTTCTGGAAAATCAGCATTTGTAATATACTTTCCATTAAATTCATCCAGATCCCCACTTCCATCATAAATGTAATCTTGGACAAACTCACCATCATTACCAGGTGGTCTTAATGATGGAATAGTAACTTTATCAATATTGTAACTGGAACGCATGGTTGTAATTCCAGATACGTCACCATATGGACCATAAATCGGATTTCCATCATAAGCAAATCCTAAAATAGGTGAGGGCAAAGTTGGATTTTCGGCAAGAGATGAATCTACATTATCATTTAAAATTCTACGATAGAATTTACCTGGATAGAATGATACTATTTTATTTTGCTGTAATGTAGTTTCTGCTGCAATTTGAATTACATCTTTATTTGCATTTGATAATAAATGAGAATATCTGTTGATATTATTCAATTTCCAATTATGAAGTTCTGCTTTTAATACTCCCCCAATTCCTCTAGAAATTACCTTAATTCTAGTGTTAACTTGTGTATAACCATTACCACCGTCAATAACAGTAACTGAGGTAATTTTATTATCAACAATATTTGCTTTTAATTTTGCTCTGTTTCCATCTCCAATTACCTCTATAATTGGTGGAGTAGAATAACCTGATCCAGTATTGTCAACGAGTACATTGGCAATTTTATTATCAAGAATTATAGGTTTCAGAACGGCTTCTTTTCCTGTTAAAATTTCAACATCTGGTGTTTTTTCATAGTTTATAATATCTGTAACTCCATATCCAACTCCACCATTGGTGATAAAAATATTTTCAATACTTCCAACAACATCTGCAACAGCAGTTGCATTATAATAATCTGGAATACTAGTGGTGTTACCAGCAGAAACTAATCCCTTGATATTTACAGTAATATCAGGATACTTAAATGTGTGTGTTGCCCCTGCACCAACGTTGCTTAAATTAACGTAAATGTTTTTATCATAGTTGTCTGATGTGATACTAGATGCCACACCTGCATCACTAAGTTTAAATCTATCTTTATCAACAACTTTAACTTTATAATATGCTGTAGTGCTCAATCCGCCAACTGAAGTTCCAGTACTTGAATAAACTACATTATCACCATTTTTAAATTTGTGATTTTTGGCAAAAATATAATCATGTGCAGTGTTTATACCGGTAAATGCTGAGAATATATTTTTTGTTTCGTCTGGTGGATATATCTTTCCATCTACTATAACTTTTTTAGATGAAAAATCATCACTACTACTAACTACTTGAATTGTATCAATTACTTTACGTATTTTTGTAGATTTAAGGGTGTGTCCAAGAGCTCCAAATGCATTGAGATCAATAAGATTTGTTTTTCCTAATGCCCTTTCTTTAGTTGTAGCAAGAGAAAATTGATCGTCATTATGTTTGGCAATAAAGTAATTTGTATTAGAAGATAACCTATCTGTGGCAAATCCTACATTAGTGCTTCCAATTCCAATTGGGGTTCCTGATGAGGTATAAACAACTTCTTCACCATCAACAAATTTATGATTTGAAACGCTAATTTTGTTTGTTGAGAGATCAACCGCAGTAGTTGAATCGAAGGGAGTACTATCAAGGAATGAAACTGAATGTACAAAACCTCGCATTTTTGCTTCACAAAATGCTTCAGTTCCATTACCACCACTGATAGTGACTGTAGGAGTTTCTGTATAATCAAAACCACTAGATGTCAATAATACTTGATTAAGTTTTCCTGTAAAGTTTGCATGAATTTTTGCACCACTACCACTGGTATCTGTTACGGAAAGATCTGGAGGATTTAAAACATCAAAATCTGATCCATTACTTACAATAGTGACATCATTAATTTGACCATAGTAAATTGAATCTTTAGATATTGGAGAGTAAAATTCTATTCCATTCAATGCAACACCAACTGGTCCTACAATTTCTGTGTTATTTTTGACTTGCTTTGGATTTTTATAAATTCTCTTAAGATTATTTTGATTAATTAGTGAATTTTCTGCTAATTTTGATGGAGTTAATTTAAATTCACCAGCAGAAACCGTAGATAGATCTATAAATGAACCAGTATCTAATGAACTAGAATTAATTGATAATTTAATGGTGTCGGAATCAATTACTTTAATGTAATAGTTTCCAGTAGTTATTCCTACAACACCACCACTAACAGTTTCATGATAAACTTTTTCACCGTTTAAAAATTTATGATTAACGATGGTAATACTCTCACCACTTATTGCACTTTCATCATATGTTTTTGAACCATTATCAGTTGATACAATTTTGTATGAGGGATAACCAGAAAAAGCGACATATGTATTTCCTTCAGAGTCACTAAATGTATTCTGGATATCTGCTAATAAATCATTTTCAACAAAAACTTCATTTACATAATTAATATTTTTCTTAACCTGAAATTCTTCTTTATTGCCCGCAGGAATCGATGCATTTGTCTTAAATTGCTTAGAATCAACAACCTCTACTACTTTAGTATCTTTTACTAATGTAAGTCCAGAAATTTTGTTTATAATATCGACTCTATCATCTCTTTTCAAAAAGTGCTCTACACTTGTGGTGTATGTAAATGTACCACTATCAACATCTTCAACATTTACATAGTAAACATTATTATAAAACCATGTATTGAATTTCTTATTAGTTATATCAAACTTATCACCTAAATGTCTTACTTTAATAATATCCTTATTTGAAAATAGTTTTGTCTTATCACTTCCATCAGAAAGTCCAGTAATCGATCCAACAACTCGCATTGTAACAACATTATTTTCATCAGAATCTTCAAATCCATATACAAAATTAGAATCAATTACTGGTTTATTAATTCCAATTAATGTAGTGTTTGCAATACCAACACATCCAAAAAATTGATTAGATGATTTGGAAGTATATCTAACTTCAGAAAATTGATCAATATTGTTAAGAGCATAAAAACTTCCAACCTCTGGAAACCCAAGTGTAGAATCTACTGTTATAGTTGAAACAGTAGTTCCAACACCAAGCATCTTAGTTTTCTTACTTACATCGAAACTATTGATGATCGACCCAGAACTAAATGAAATTTTATAAAATATTTTTGTACCTAAACGTAATTCTTGTACATCAGAAATTGCACCAGAAGCAGTAGGGTTGTCTACAGATCCCTGAAATAAAGTACTACGATTTAGTTTTAAAGGATTTCCACTGAGATTTTCTACAATAATATCATCAGTTACTCTCCAATCTGCACTAGAGGGGACAATGGTGTCATCAAAGGGTTTTCCAATTTCTACATTTTTTCCAAATAAAACACTAAAGAGGATCTTCAATGATGCATCTGTTCCTTTTGAACTATAAAAATCTCTTGCTCTAGAAAGAATATTCTCTACAGATACGGCCTGAAACTGTCTTTCTTCAAATCCAGGTAGATATAATTTTTTAAATTTTTTATAAAATTCTCCTAAAAATACTAAACTAATATTTTGTACAATAGAGCCCTTTATATGAAAATCAGATTGCGAAGCATTAAAGTTTAAATATTCTGGATTTAAATCACCTTCTAATTGATCAATACCACTAAAACCTCTAACACACCCTGTAAATGAAGTTGCAGTTCTTCCAGTGTATGTGATAAGTTCATTATTAATTTTTAAAATACCATACTTGTTTGGAAATCCAGCAGTAGTATTAACATTAATTGTCTCATCAAGGTTAAATACGTCTTCCGTTGTCGTAATCGTAACAGCAGTAAAATTAAGTCTACCAAATCTATCAATCTTTTTAAGAGTGTCAATGTTATCAGCGAGATATGTGGTACCATACTCATGCTCTTCAGAAATGTAATATTGCTCTAAAAATTCCTTGAAAAGTGGACTTTCAGACTGAATAAATTCTGGAATCTGGCTTTCCAGAATATTAGAGATTTTTACTTTGTTATCGGACATTTCTTAACGAGTATACTTTTTATTGCTAATGTAACTTGATGGAGGAATGTAATTTGTACCCGATCTATTTGATCCAGAAGAAATTAAATCTTCTTTAAGTGATAGCATACTTTTTCCTTTAGTATCTAGGACAATATAAAGACTCTCTTTTGCGACAATATCATTTGACTCTGGAGTCGCTTCAATTTCAATTTTATTTGGAAGGACAGTTGATGTAATGTTAATTGGGTATAGAATAATTTCTCCCTTTACATAGTCAACTGTTCCTGCTTTTGCACTTACTATTTGAACCTTTCCATCTGCATCAAAAGTAAATAATGAAATCGATCCAGTTACCGCGCTGAGTTGAGCTGGTCTTGAAGCAAATACGTTTGCTGCCTGTGATTGGTTCGCGACATTCACACCACCTGAAGATAGATCTGGAACATCTGTTAGATAAACAGTACCAGAAATTCCATCTACAGTAAATCCAGTCGATCTAATATTAAATCCTTCAACATCTACATGAAACATATTGGCATAACATATTTCATAGTTAGCGAAAGCATTATAAGCAGGAATCATATCTCGTCTTATGACAAGATTTGTAATATTGGATGTTATTCCATCATCAACTTTATCAATTTGTGAAAGAAGTTTACTGTATTTTAATCTTCCACCAAATGAATTAATATCTGATGATTTAGAATAATTTGTAATCGTAGAAATAATTCTACTATACAAACCTTGTGAATTTGACACTAAATTTGGATCATATGATACGGTCGAATCATATTCAACATACAAATACTTAATATCTAAAAATTCTTGTTTGATCCCAGCAATCGTATATTTCTTAAGATCTTGTTTGATTGAATTTTTAGAAACTTCTGAGAGATAATCTCCGTTTTTAGGTTTGATCGTAATAAAGACCTTTCCATATTGTGGAGGATCAAGTTCTTCTCCACCATAAGCAGAGACAGATTCAACGTTTGGATATAAAAATGGAATTAAACTTGTATAATCGTTCGCTGTAACCGCTCTGTACTGCGATGCATAGACTCTAGGAGCGAGGTATTTGACGTTATCAATACTCTCTATGTCATCACCATTTTCAGACGGTTGTATGGTCGTCACAGCACCAATTCCAGAGGAGAGAGGTATTTCCGAACCACCTATATTACGAACTAGATTACCACTAAAATTGAAATTTGTTGCTCCATCAACTATAGAACCATTAGTAACAATGTAACTTACGTTAATTGTCGATCCATTTGCTGGTCTCTTGCCTAAAATGTTATCTCCAAAGAGAATTTGATATTTTTCATCATCAATTTCTTGTACCAGGAATAATTTTGATTGAGAATCTACGTCAAATATGTTAGAATATGCAACATAGTTTTCGGTTGTGGGATTTGAACCTGCTGAAGTTACTGAAACTCTAATAGTAGAGGTATCAACATTGTTATTTGGTATAATATACTTTGCATCTAGCGCAGAATCATTAACTGTAAATGTTTTTGTTAAGTAATTTCCTTCGTAAATTTCAATATTTGAAAATATTGCGATATTTTGTGAGTTTGGGGTAACCGTAATGTCTTCTGGAATTGAAAAAATATAATTTCCACCCTCTACTGCTCCAAGAGCAACAACTCCTGCCTTTAATTTGACCGCTCTTGCGTTATTTCCGCTTACATTTACACTAAAAGTGATCTTTGCTACTGATGCTCTCTTCGATCTAGGTACGTATCCAATGTTTCGTGCCAATGAAACGACATTTTCGCGCAATGTCGCACTATCAATGAACGATTCATTGACTGCCATGTTAGTATTATAGGCAGTAATGTAAGAATTATACGCTAAAGTGTCAATTAAAACAGAAAAGTTGGATCCCTCAAAGTCAAAATCCGTGAAATTACTGTTCGATCTCAGATAATCCTTAATCTGAGTCCGTAAATCATTAAAATCGAGGTTAGTAAACTGAT